TTAGTGCCCGTACCAACAACTCTCGTCGTGGATCGAGTTTGCATTTGTTTACGGGGTTTGCTCCCCTTATTGTTTTTGGCGTTGCTCTTTTTACGAGGAGCATTACTCTGTGGAATTGCATTTCCGTATACTCGATATCTTTCATAAAACTGTATATACAGTTCGCCAAAATGCAATTCCCAAATGTCAATTTCAGCAGGACAATTCTGTAACGCGCGTCTCCCTGCTAGGGTGTCCTGTGCCCGAACTCTCACGTATTCCCAATAATCGTGAACATGTTCATAAACCCAGCGGTGCGTAGAGCTCCACTGGTACGGAAACGCTTTTATGAGGCCAGCATGCGCGGCTTGAATGCACACCTCCTCTGTTGTGTTGCCTGTGCGGCGATAATCACAAATCGCAAGCACTTTATCCCACGGCAACATGGGAAGCCATACACCATCTCCGGTGGGGTAGATGTTGAGAGGAACAAAAATCGATGTGTGTCCCATAAATTTAACATCCTCAACATTTTCGACTGGCTGATCATTATCTCCATTGTATGAAGCCACCCAACCAAATAGGGCGTAACAGTCTATAACAAATTGCAAATGTTTAAACTGACTGCCACATCCGGTGTCATCGCCGCAAGTTTTCAATTTGAAACAGCGACGGAAATCGGCAAGCGTGTACGCTACACCTTCAACATAACGAAGGAAACCATACATGAAAATGCGCACCTGGCCTATCGAGTTGAAGAAAAAGGTCATGAAGTCACCGGACCAAAAACCTCGAAGGGCAAGGCAAACAAATCCAAGCGGATCCAAAGCCCAAAGCGCTCGAATATGGCGTATCCCGTTCACCATTATTTTACGCGCCAATTCCGCTGACTGCGGGGTTCCCGGATACGCAGCTAACCGAGCTGCCATAACATAATTTCGCCAAATGAACTGCATGGCTTGAAGCTTGTCCCACATGGAAACATCCATATCGTGAGCATAAAGCAACTTTCCTTCGTCGTCAAAACACATGTAGCGCATCATTTTATCCCAACCTAATCGATAAATCGACATGCCTCCGGTGAAAACACTATTGGAACCAGGATTTTGACCTTTAGCACGCACACGTTCCATAAGCTCGCCAGTAAGACGGATCGATGTTATGAAGGCCGGTTTTGAAACTGGGTCGTATACTCGCGTTTTCTCGAGCATAACACGCTCCACATCACGCAGCTCATCTTTCATGACTTTTTTGAGATACCACGCTATGGGAGTACCACGGCTAACAGCCTCGTAATCCAGTTCTGCAAACTTGATAAACGAATCGGCGTCTTTTTCTATCCAAGTTGCCGTAGTGCGATAATTGTGCCCGAAACCAAAACCAACACTCGTACTTTTGTCAAACGCGGCTCGTGCTTCACTACCATTAATGGCATCATTGAGTGAAATCTCCTGAAAACCAGCCAATCCTTCGTCAACTAGAAGACCAAATAGAAGATTCTCTACAGCATCGTCTTCAGGCAGCGAAGGGAACTCAGGCTGAGGAGTGGCCATATAAGCCATCTGTTTAACGAAGGCCCCAGTAGTTAATTGAGCTGGTAACATAGGAGTACGTTCCGTAAACCCAGCTTGTTCACAGTATCGCTCATACCAGGGATCGGCTACGATATTACTTTTTGCATGGGCGGGATTATACACATATTTGGGCTTGAAAGCATCGTAATGGTACAAATGTGTGTCACTTTCAACCGGGGCATGAATGGCCTTTCCCATTGCCATATAAATAGGGGCGGGGTCAATACACCAGGCACTTTCAGGGTCGAAGGTTTCAGCTGCTTGATCAATTCCGTAGCCCAACTTGGCTATAATCTCCGGAGTAAAGGCTTGACCCATACACTCGCGACTTCCCTCAGTAATGACGGCTTTATGAAAGCCGCCTACTCGATTTTCCCACAAAATAGGACAACCACACAAACCTTTCTCATTATCACATGTGTAATACAACACCCCTTTCTCTCTACGAACCATAATGCCTTGAGGGGCAGGTTCGCCTGACTTGGTTCGTGCAGCGAGAATAGCGGGAACACTCTTGCCCTCAGGTAAGATGGCAAAAGCGTAGGAAGGTATAGAATCAAGCACATTTCGAGTATTCAAACGAACGGCCGCCATATCCACTTCAGGATAAACTCCACACTCTATATAATCAACGGTCATAGCGGCTGGAGGAGTGCCCATTCCGTAAGGACTAACTTTTAAGGCTAACAAATCATTACGTAACAATCCATAGGCATTATGAGGGCGATAAAAGTGCTGATTGAACACGAGATGTTTGACGGTTTGCGTTCCACATTTACCCCGGATCATAAAGGTGTAACCGGCACGTTGATTACTCAAATTATTCAACGCCATAACTCCATTGCAAACCTGGGGCACCGGAAGAGCCTGTTCTTGAGCAGCAACAGTCTCTTCAATCAATTGGCGTGCCACTTCGGTAGCTTTGGCCATGTTGTCAACCTTATTTTCATGGGCTTGCTCAGCAATTTCAGTATCCATGCGATGAGCTGTAACAATGCCTTCACGGCCAATATTAACTGCATCGAACATTTGACAAATAAGTTTTCCTTGCAACGCCGGATCCTCAGTGTTGCCTAACTCGGCAGCCTGAGTAAGAATTGAATCAACCATGGCCAAACACGCAGAAACGCTCTGAGGAGTAGCTCCCTTTTCTAATGCGGTAACTAAATACTTATCTAAGGGACCATTAACTCCGATACGTTGTCGCGCTGCGGCGTATGAGGCGGCTCTCTCGCTATATGATTTCTTAGGATAGGATATGAAAGCCGAACCCCGCTTACCTTTTACCAAAACACTCTGCTCGGTATTGTCCATGAGAGGACGAGTCACAGTGTGTATGACGCGCCCGTCGTTCATAACAAACCCGACCTGCACAGGACGCAAACCCCTTTGCAATTGTTTCATGGCTCGCTCGTAAGCCCCTTCAGTAGGAGAAAGTACGACGCGACGACCACCATGCACCAATGCCTTGACTTTCGTTGGATCAATATCATAATCAACAACCCAATCAAAACCCTGCTCAACGACGACACGCGTCTTTCGACGAAGTCGCCAAATGAACACAAGTATGAGCGTCATGATGCTTAGGACGACAAACGCCAGAAGAACGGCGAGGCAACGCGTGCTACGAAATTTCTGCCACCATGTTCCAAAAACAGACGAAAAAGCAGTGCATTTTTCTGAAACAGTGACTCCAAGCGTAGTAGCCATAAGCGTGTCAAATGCACCTTGCTCGCGGGCGGTGCCAAGAAAATCTACATCGAGTCGCTCATCTCCAAACAGCTCTTCCAAACTACGCGACTGCAATAACTCAGGCAAGGCACCAGCATCCTGTTCCTTCATGAGGAACTTTTCCAACCGAGCTTTATCAGCAGGTGACATATGCTCCAACGCGGCTTGCATGTCGTACCGTTTTTCTCGTCCGCGGTCAAAATATGAGATATGTTTAGTGACAACAATCTTGCCCGCTTGATGATCTGTGTACGCTTCCGTCCACAGCGCTCGAACCGCATCATAATCTAATAATACAGGGCCTTTGGTGGAACGAGAGCTCACGTCGTAAAGTTCAAACAACACAGGCATATCAGCCTCATACTCATGAGCAATTTGGGCATTCCATCGTTGTTGTTCCTCAAAGGCAGATCCAGAATCGCCTTGACGCAAGTCATGCGAATACTTAATTTCATCTTTGCGATACTCATGCATCTCGGCTCTCTCACGCGCACGCTCTTTGCGTTTAGAAACATCGTCAACTTCTCTCCGCATCAGATCATCATACCGCACAGCATCACGAGATGCCTGAGCTCTATCTTGTAACTCCTTGGCCCGATCATGAGATCTGTCCTGCATGTGCTGTGTTAAACTAACCTTTACATTATGGCGTTGAGTATCCGTCAAAACAGCACGATGACGCATTTCAAACTGAACGGCCCACATGTCTTTATCGAGCTCTTCGTTACAAGTAACCATGTAAGATCCATTCCATGAAAAATTATCAAATTCAATTTGAGAAATAACGTTACTTTGGCGATTCTGCAAGTCCCGCAAAGCTTTACGGCATGCGTACGTGCCTGAAACACCGCCAGCAACCATCAAGAAAGATCCAAGACTAGAAAGCCTGATGCTTTTGGCATAGGTGAGGTTGTTAATGACTTTCCAGGGAGTGTCCGCACCATTGAAAGACGTAAGATCATGCATATTCTTCTTGTCAATATAGTACAGTGTACCCCCAACAGTGCAAAACTCATCCACCACAGCGCTAGCACGCAGGTGGACCAACTCTACCTTGGGTTTGTTGCCCTTAACATAGGCCAAATAAGCACTCACATCAGCAGTATGCAAATCAGACGGTCTGGAAAACAAAAACGCATAAACCTCTGCAAACAATTTTTTCCAGGCGTCATATGATCGTACGTGATGTGATAAGTCTTTAGAAAGGTTCCAAATCAACTTAAACTTGGGCTCAAACCCGTTAGGACCTTGCTCAAGAACAGCTTCTTGCTCATTCAAACCTACCCATTGTCCATTCTCATCTACCTTACGGGGTTTAAGAGGATTAATGATAAGCTTCTCGGCCAATTTAAGCAACGCAACCGTAGACAAGGCTATAGTAATGACTGTTTGTACAGCCGCAAACTTAGCCAAAGTCCATGAAACAGAGAAAGCACCATTTCCAAAAAGAGAGGTGCACAAAAACATCAACAGCGTCACGGGCAGCAACGGCAGCCCGAATACCAAAGCACCAAGACTGGCAAAGGCATAAGACACAATACAAACGAAAGGAGTGGCCATAGCGGAGGGCATTACCCACTGCCATGCTGCATACAACATATCATACCACGTTTTAGCTTCAGACCGACGCCAAACCTTTCGAAATTTGCTCTTAGCATAGTCAATGAGGGAAGAGGGGGTATGTTTAACCTCAACATTAGCCGTCTCGGCAGCATCAATGATGCGATCTTTTTCCTTACCAGACAAATAAGGCCAAACCTCCTTAAATTTTTGTTTCTGGGATCCAGAAGTAACTCCAGAGGAAAAGCCTTCCTTGTACGCTTTATAAGCGACAGGTTTTGTGGGCAAAGTATGTTGCATTGGGTCTGGTCTATCAAACCTGACAAAAGCGTGATCAGCAAAAGCTTCACGCCGGAGCACGGGGTTGGTATGCAAATTATAAATGGGACCTGTACCCATATCCAGGGGGCCATGACCGGGGTCCCCATATACAGCGTCCAATACATCAAAAGCTCCAGCAACTTGGGCTGGTGTGGGAGGCACATTAGCAGAAACTTCAGGCGTTTGCACGCATTCACCAAAATCTCCCACTCCTGCAGCAGGATCAATCTCCTTATCCTTCGTCTCCTCTTCTACAGGAGCGAAAGGATTTTCATTTGCATCGTCATCATTTCCTTGTTCTTTAAAACCTTTAGGTGAAAATGAAGACGGCAATTGTGGAACCCCGCGATAATCTCTCATCGGAAACCCACTTACAGGAACCTGCCGCAGCATACATTCAGGGACGTCTCTACGAACGGGCATTACTACTGGAGCTGACATGGGCTTAGTTACCTGCGTTGCTGTTCCCGCAACAGGAGGTGCTTCCAATTCCAACATAGTGTAGGGCGTTCCATCACGGGTAGTATCAACCAGACGTTTCTTCTTTGGAGGAACTTCTGCAACTGCCCCAATCTTAACAAAAGAGTCGCACGCCTTACGCCATTCAAATCGCGAAATAGAGCAACCATCCCGGGGCTCAGGGGGAACAAAATCAGGGAACAACTCTGGGCGTCCGTATTTATCACGATTAACAAACCGTCCAGCGCCATCATACATGGCTTGAGCCCCAGAATTCCACTCTCCAAAAAACCAATATTTAATTTGAGCTACAAAAAGATGGTTCCACTGGAACGCAGCATAATATTCAAACGGACGCTGCCAAGGTTCCAAAGGAGAGCTGTCAGGAAACTCCAGATCAGCAACAGCTTCAGACAACTCATGAAGACTGGGAACATGTCCAGTAGACCTAAGGTCGAAAACCAAAAACACTCGATTAAGAAAGGCTTTAAGGACATTCAAATCAACTCTGCTGGAAGCATGAAGCAGACCAGCTAACGTTAGCATGAAGTTCTCACACAACTCCACTTTAACGGGATCAGGGTGACCATTTGGCCCTGCAGTGGCAAACCGTCCATGAACGACGGAAACCATATGGTCATAAACAAACCAACGAATATCACATTCATCAATAGGCGGCAGCTGTTCATAGCCATATTGCCTATCAAAGAGCAGAGCAAGCTTATTACCATTAACTCCTGGTGCAGAAAGCACGATAGAACGATAAGCGCTCGAGTACCATAAACTGAGATCCTGAATTGTTATATCAGAAACATCACTCACTTGAATTGCATTTTGTTTTTTCTTACCCTTCGCAGGGGTAATCACAGTAGTAGTAGTAGTTTTCTTTTCGCGTTGCATCTTTGCGAATTAATCAATAACAATATTACTTGGGATTAGAATCTTAT